GGGACGAGTTATACCGTAAGTTGAAGAAATTTGACAACGGTTTCGCCCTAGATGAGTCACAATACGATTCGTCACTTCGAGCCTATTTGATGTGGGCCGTGGCGGAGTTTCGTTGGTCGATGCTTCGAGAGGAGGACCGGACGCCTGATAATTTGGCGCGGTTGCAGGTTTATTACCGCAACCTTATAAATACGGTCATTATCACATCCGATGGTGTGTTTGTTCAGAAACAGGGAGGAAACCCGTCTGGTTCAGTGAACACCATCGTGGATAATACGTTAATTCTGTACATGTTGTTAGCGTACGCATGGCAGATGAGTTGTCCTAGCGCAATGCGCTCTTATGAAGCCTTTGACGCCTCTTTGGCGCTGGCTCTTTGTGGTGATGATAACACCTGGACAGTCTCTGACGAAGCATTGTGCTTCTTCAATGCACGATCTGTCATTGAAGAATGGGCCAAAATTGGAGTGATCACTACTACCGATTGTTTGGACCCACGTCCTGTGGAGGAGCTTGATTTTTTGTCAGCATTCACGGTGTTTATTGATGGTATTGCGATACCCATTTATAACCGTGAAAAGTTGCTGACTAGCTTACTCTATTCACGCTTCCAGGTGACCCCGCATATACGCTCATACGAGCAGCAGCATTGCTCCGTGTCGGTTGGGCGGATGTTCAAGTGCGTGGATACCTTCGTGAATTTATCTCATGGCTTGTATCTTCTTATGGAAATGTCTTGCGAGACTCTAAGGAGTGGAAGGATGCATTGTCCCAAGTACCATTGGAAGAAGATTTGCGTAAATTTTATCTCGGCCTGGAGGGTGTGCAGTACCCGTTGGAGGCTCAAGGTGCGCGTAATGCGCAGGCGGACAGGTATACCCCCGCTATAAAAATTGAGAACCCCGAAAAGAGCAAGATGAATCAAGTAGCCTTGCCCCAAAGATCGAGACAACAACGGCAGCCGAGGAACCGTAGGCAGCCGCGTAGACGACAACGGTTGGTTGGACCAAGGATGCCGAGAGGCAATTTCCTTTCTGGTCGTGGAGGCCAGCAATCATTTCAAGGCCCTCGCCGCCGGCGTGGACGTCGTGGAGGACGCCGCCGGGGTGCAGGGGGCCGTGGTCAGGGAGCAGTTAGAGGTGCTGGAAACCTTATGCTCACTGGAAAACCCTTTGGCATGGGAGCGCAAAATCGCTCTGTGGGTCAGAGGAGGATAAAACGTGTTCAGAATGACGAGTTTATAGCAACTGTCATTTCTGCTGCAACTGGGGCTAATTTTGGCAATCAAGCTTTTGCCATAAACCCTGGTCATGCAGCCACGTTTCCTTGGCTTTCAGGAGAAGCCACTCAATGGGAGAAATACCGCTTTGAGTACCTTGAGTTCTACTATGAGCATGACGTTTCGTCTTTTGCCACTGCAGGAACCACTGGGAAAGTTGTCATGAGTTTGGATTATGACGCAGCGGATGCCCCCCCCACAACCAAGCAGCAGATGTTGGATACTGAGCCACATGCTGATGGAATGCCAAATGAGGACTTTGGCCTAATCGCAAACCCAGCAGATTTATCAGGGAACACTGATTTGCACTATGTGCGTTTAGCGGGTTTGCCGGGCGGTGCGGACATACGTCTTTACGATGTCGCAAACTTCAATATTGCCACTCAAGGCATCGCTAGTAATGCTACCGAATTGGGAGAGCTGCATGTGCGCTACTCCTGTGTGTTTGAAGTACCCGTCCTTTCGTCGGACTTGAAGACAGCTCCGGCGAATAATTCTGTGTCATGGTTTGAAAGTGTAGCCACTGAAGCTTTCACCACTGCCACACCTGTTGCATATTTGTTGCAAACCATCAAGGCAGATGGTATTGGGTGTTCTCCGAACGCCTCAACTGGTGTGATGACCCCCCCAGCCGGAAATTATTTGATTGATTTCTGGTCGTCTTCAGATGATACTGCATCCGAAACTTTTAGAGTTTTGTTAGATGTTAATAAGAATGGTGTCTCTATTTTGAATAATGGAGGCACGTCTATCGTTCCTGGTGCTGTAGACCCTTCAATTGGGACCACCAGTAATCTTGGGGCTGCAGGTTCCGCCTTTGTTTCAGCGAATGGAACAGATCAATTTAAGCTGATCGGAGAGCTCGTT